ATTCATATGCAGCATTTGATTTTGAAGCAATCATTTCTGTAGAGGCAATTGATTATGAAGAAACAGTTTATTCTATTAACTGTGAGCCATACGACAACTTCTTTACAGATAATATGTTGGTTTTTGATAGTAAAGATAAAACAAATAATTAATCAGGATACCTTGCAAGCCACTCTTTAGTCTTCCAAGTAATACCCTTCCAGGCAGACCAGTCTTTACCACCATCACTCATATGATAAGCAATCTCTGCATTTTTAACGGGATCGAATAGATCTTCATTGGATTCTAAATTAAATTTATCCCGTCGATCTTGACCCATTGATCCTAGCATATTGATTTGGAATAGGCCATAAGAATTATCTCCAGTGTTTCTATTTGGATTCCAAGAGTTAGGAGTACCCATAGATTCTTTCATTACTGTTGCCCAAGCAACTTTTAGTGCATAGCCTTCAAACCCTACAGACTTTAATATTTTAATTAGTTCATCTTTTTCAAGAGGGGTTCCATATTTGTACTTTTTCTTAGTTTTATTATTTTCTTCTTTAGAAACTGAAAAAACCGCCTCAGCGGTTTGGGTTTCACTTTTTGACACGGTACTACTCAAGTTATTTTCAGCATTAGCACTAGAATTAGAGAACAAAGCAATTCCAGTTACTGCTGCGAGTATTCCAATCACTATCTTATTAGTTGTCATGACTGTTCCTCCTTAGAAACAAAAACACCATAAAGTTATGGTGTTACTCACTAGTATATCATGGATTTGGATATTGAGTCAACTTAAAGACTTAATGTGATATAATTTCTTTATGGCTAAATACCGCAATCCAGACGAATCAGAGATGGATGTAAAGGCTCCTTCTACCTACAATATTGGAAATAAGCCACCATTGGTTAACTGGACGGTTGTAATTGGCGATAGCGCCTCTTTTAGAATATATGTACAAGATGATGCAGGAGATCCAATTGTAGTTGATGATTGGGACATTGAGGTCGATTTTAGACGGTACTCTGACAACGTTGGAGATGATTTAATATTTGAGTTAGTACCAGTACAATCAGTAACTGATGGAGATGGAGAGTTTTTAGTTTCTTTAACTCCCGCTCAATCTAAACAACTAAGAACTGGTGATGTTTTTGATGTTCAACTTACAGATGCTACAAGGGTTTGGACTGTATGTCAAGGAGAAATGATCATGCTTGGCGAAGTTACAGATCAGTCATAAGAAATGGCTAAAGCAACACTAACTGACGTTAAGGCAAAAACAAAAGTAACTGCAGTAAAAGATTTTAAGTCTTCCAAAATTAAAACTGTTAACTATTCAAAAACAACTTTAACTGATGTTAAAACAAAAACCAAAATAACTCCAATAAAAGGTTTTAAATCTTCGGGTATAAAAACAGTTGACTATTCTAAAAAGGTATCAATAAATGCAATACTTCCATTCAGATTAAAGATAACTAATATAGGTATTGAAGGTATAGATCCTTTGAATCCCCCAGGAATTGGTCTGCAGATAATTGGTTTTTCTAACTATATCTTGTAATAAAATTATGTTATAATATAAACATGGCCCGTCTATCACTAGCAAACTTAAAGTTAAGATTTCAAACAGGAGATCGTCCTTCACAGACGGACTTTGAAGATTTTATTGACACAGCAAGCGCTCAAGCAACAGATTTGGGTAGTGCAGGAAACAATGAGTCAACAATCAACGGCATTGAAACTGCTACAGTAATTGATAATTTTGATGCAACTGAATATAGAGCAGTTAAGTATATGATCTCTATTAAAAAGACTTCTGGTGGCGAGAACAAGTATTACGCAACAGAAATGACAATTCTTGCTGATACTACAGGTGTATCTGTCAGTGAGTATGGAACAATCGACAATGATGGGAATATTGGCACCATTAGCGTCTCCCGTGCTGGAAATACAGTATCCGTAACGGTTACTCCAGTTATCGGTATAACCCCAATCACCGTACGTTATGCACGTATGGGATTAAAGGCATAAAAAAGGAGATAAAAAATGGCAACAGTAGAAAAAGATTTTAAAGTAAAAAATGGTTTAATTGTTCAAGGAGAAACAGCAACTGTTAATGGTAAAAATGTTATTACCGCAGGAACTGTAGATGCTAAAGGTGATTTAATTGTTGGTAGTGCAAATGATGCAATAGCACGTCTTGGCGTTGGAAGCAACGGACAGGTCCTCACTGCAGCGTCAGGTGCAACATATGGCGTTCAATGGTCAGATCCAGCAGCAGTTGGTGTATTTCAAACAGAAATTACTTTTGAAGGCGCAACAGCAGACGACTATGAGACAACACTTACAGTCACAGATCCAACCGCAGATCGGACAATCACACTTCCAAATGCTACAGGTACAGTAGCACTTACTTCAGACGTTACAACTCACGCAGACCTAACAGCAGCACACGGCGCATCTGGTGCGGTAGTTGGAACAACAAACACACAAACTCTTACAAACAAAACATTAACATCACCAAAGATTAACGAAGATGTTGTTATGTCAGCAAGTTCTACAGAACTTAATATTCTTGATGGAGCAACTCTTTCTACAACAGAACTTAATTATGTAGATGGTGTGACATCAGCAATTCAGACTCAATTAAATGCAAAGGCTGCTGATGCAGATCTTACAACACATACAGGATCAACAACAGCACACGGTGCAACTGGTGCAGTAGTTGGAACAACAAATACACAGACTCTCACAAACAAGACTCTTACAAGCCCAACTCTTACAACTCCAGCACTTGGTGTTGCAACTGCTGATTCTATCAATGGTACAAGCATTCCAAGCACAAAGACTCTTGTTGTAACAACAGATAAGTTGAACGTACTTGCATCAACATCTTCTTCAGAACTTGCTGGAATCATCTCTGATGAAACTGGTACTGGAGCACTTGTTTTTGCTAATACCCCAACACTTGTAACACCAAACATTGGTGCTGCAACTGGTACATCTCTTGTTTTGTCAGGGGATTTAACAGTAAACGGTACAACAACCACAATTAACTCAACAGAAATTACAGTTGATGACAAGAACCTTACACTTGGTTCAGTAGCAACTCCAACAGATGCAGGTGCAGACGGTGGTGGTCTTACTCTTAAGGGTACTACAGACAAGACCTTCTCATGGATTGATGCAACTGATGCATGGACATCTTCTGAGCACATGGATCTTGCTTCTGGCAAGGTATTAAAAATTAATGGAACTCAGGTTCTTTCTGCAACAGAATATACAGGAAATGCTGCAACAGTTACAAATGGTGTTTATACAACAAGTAAAATTTCAGCACTTGCTGCAACATCATCTTCAGAACTTGCAGGAGTTATTTCAGATGAGACAGGAACAGGCGCATTAGTATTTGCTAATACACCAACTCTTGTTACCCCAGTACTTGGCGCAGCAACTGCAACAAGCATTGCTCTTCCAGATACTCTTGTTGGATCTGCAACAGGAACCGCTGCTGCAACTGCAACAACTATTGATACTTGGTCAGCAAGCACATACTCAAGCGCTAAATATATCGTTCAAATGAAAAAGGGTACTGATATTGAAGTAATTGAATTGCTTGTTACTATTGATGGATCAAATAACGTTTACTTAACAGAGTATGCTGATGTAGTTAGCAATGCTGAACTAGGAACAACAAACGCTGTTTACAGTGCTGGAAACGTTCTTCTTCAAGTAACTGGTGCTGCAGCAGATACAGTTGTTAAAGTTCACAAAACATACATCGAGGCTTAACAAATAAAAAGTAGGGGGTAGTAAATGCCAACAACAGATAAAGACTTCAAGGTCAAGAATGGCTTAAATGTAGCCACAACTGGTACTTTCGGAGGAACTGTTACAGTTGCTACCCCAACTTTAAATGCACACGCAGCAACTAAGTTGTATGTTGATACGGTTGCTGGAAATGCAAACGTTGTCCCAACCGAATCAACTGCTCCAGTTGCACCAGTAGATGGACAAATATATTTTGATACAGTTACGCAACATCTTTCGATATATTCAACAGATGCTGCTGACTGGATCATGATTGCTACTTTTGATGATACTGCAAACTTGAGACAACATATTCACGATACTGCAATTGATGGAACGGGACTTATTACTACCGTTTTTCAAGATGCAGGAGCATATGATGATGTATTCTCTTCAACACAAATTGCAGGGTTTTACGATTCAGTAGAGTGGTTAACTAGTTATGATGGCGGAAGTCCGTTAGATAACTTTAATTAATCATATGTTATAATAAAGAAAGAATAAAATCTAGGGGGATTAAATTATGGCAACAAGAATGCAACAGAGACGAGGCACTGCAGCCCAATGGATATCAACCAATAGTGGCAATGGCCCAATTCTTGCAGCCGGAGAAATTGGCTACGAGTCAGATACTAATAAATTTAAAATTGGTGATGGCACCAACCACTGGCTAAGCCTTGATTATTTTATGGACGCAGACAGTACAGTAAACCCCCAATTTGGCTCAAACATTAAATTTGAAGGTGCTACAGCAAATGCTTTTGAAACCACCCTAGCAGTAGTAGACCCTACGGCAGATCGGACCATCACTCTTCCAGATGCAACAGGAACAGTCGCATTAATGTCAGATATTACTGACCTTATAGGAACAGCAGGAGCAGCCCTAAATACATTAGGAGAACTATCCGATGCTCTTGATGATAATGCATCATATGCATCAACAATTACAGCCGCACTTGCTACAAAATTATCTAAATCAGATGGTGGAACAATGCAGGCTGCAATTGCAATGGGAAGTAATAAAATTACAAATCTTGGCACACCAACAGTAGAGTCAGATGCATCAACTAAAGGATATGTAGACACCACAATATCTTCCACAATATCTTCTTATCTTCCATTAGCAGGTGGAACCCTAACTGGTAGTTTAACTTTTGAAGGTACTACAGCAGATGAGTATGAAACTACCCTCTCAGTAACAGATCCCACAGCAGACCGCACAATTATGTTGCCAAATGCAACAGGAACTATAATTACAACAGGAAATATTAATGATTTAATTTTTAATACTAACATTATTTTTGAAGGTGCTACAGAAAATGATTTTGAAACCAGTCTAACAATAACAGATCCTACAGCAGATCGTACAATTACTTTTCAAGACGCAAGTGGAACTGTAGCACTTGCTGCAGATATTGAGACACATAGAACAGACACTACAGAGGTTCACGGTATTTCAGATACATCCGACATTGTGCTTAAATCAGGTGCACAAACACTTGGAGGAGCAAAGACATTTACTGGAGATGTTGTTCTTCCTGTAAATACTTCAATTGGAACTGTAACTTCAACTGAAATTGGATATGTTGATGGAGTTACCTCTGCTATTCAAACACAATTAGATGCTAAAGCACCACTAGCCTCTCCTACATTTACAGGAACAGTAACACTGCCTGCAAACACAATTTCACAATCAATGATGTCTGATGATTCAGTTGGAACTAATGAAATTGGTGGTTTAGCAGTTACAGAAGCAAAGATTGCAGATGGAGCAGTAACTTCCCTAAAAATTGCTAATGACACAATTGTTGATGGAGATATTAATACATCAGCAGCAATTGCACAGTCTAAAATTGCAAATTTAACAACAGATCTTGCTGCCAAAGCCGCACTTTCTGGTGCAACATTTACTGGTGCAGTAGTTCTTGCTGCAGATCCAGCAACAGCACTTGGAGCAGCAACAAAGCAATATGTTGATTCACTTGCAGAAGGTTTGCACGTACATGCTTCAGTAGTAGCAGCAACAACTGCTAATATCACTCTTGCAACAGCGGTAGAAAATGGAGATACTCTTGATGGAGTTACTCTTGCTACAGGCAATCGTATTCTTGTTAAGAATCAATCAACTGCATCTGAAAATGGTATTTATGTAGTAGCAGCATCAGGTGCTCCTTCAAGAGCAACAGATTTTGATGCACCAGCAGAAATTGATGGTGGAGACTTTGTATTCGTAACTGGTGGTACTGTTAATGATAATACTGGCTGGGTACAAACAAATATAGTAGGAACAGTTGGAACTGATGCAATAGCATTTAGTCAATTTGCTGGTGTAGGAACAGTTACAGCAGGAACAAATATCTCTGTTACTGGAAATGAAGTTTCTGTTATTAATAATCCAACATTCTCTGGTCTTGTAACAGCATCAGCAACTGGTGTAGCATTTTCTGACGGCACACAAACAAAGGTAGGCGTTCCATCACAAACAAGTATTAGTACAATAACTGATACATATAATTTATCTACTGGTGGTTTAGCATTAAGAGATACTTTAGTAGAATGTAATAAAGTAAGTGGATTTACTATAACAATTCCAACAAATGCAACAACAGCATTCCCAGTTGGAACATCCATTGATTTCCTTCAAATTGGAGCAGGACAAGTTACATTTGATAAAGCAGTAGGAGTAACATTAAACTTCACTCCTGGTGCTAAGTTACGTGGTCAATGGTCTTCTGCAACTTTATTTAAGAGAGCAACAGACTCTTGGGTATTAATGGGAGATTTGTCAGCATAATAAATTAAAAGGAAGAGGACAAAATGGCAGCAGGTAGAAAAAAAGGTATTAAGTCAGCAGCACAAGATAACTTTATTGCTCCAGATGCACCAACTGCAGTTTCTGCAACCAATGTTGGAACTGGACGAGCATATAATAACGGTGCTGCAACTGTTGCCTTTACTCCAGCAACTACAGGAAATACTGCTATAGTAACTGGATATACTGCTACATCATCTCCTGGATCTTATACAGTCACTGGTGCTAGTTCACCACTTACAATTACTGGACTTCAATCAAACACAGCATATACATTTACGGTAGTAGCAAATAGTGCTTATGGATCATCTGCTGCATCAAGTGCATCTGCTTCTATCACTGCAACAACAGTGCCTCAAGCACCAACAATTGGAACTACTACAACAAGTGGAGATGCTCCACAAGGAGATACAGTTAACTGGACAATTAATGCCAATGGTGGAAGTGCAATTACTGGGAATACTGTAGTTTCTTCTGATGGACCAACATATGCCGTTGGAGCAGCAGTTACAACAAAATTAGTTGCAGAAACTGCAGGTACATCACAATCCTATCAAGTATTTTCAACAAATGCTAATGGAAACTCAGCAAACTCAGCATCCTCTAATACAGTAACAACACCTAGCCCATTTAGTTTTGCCCCATTTGGTTTTACTCCATTTGGCTTTACACCATTTGCCCCTTTTGGTTTTACACCATTTGCCCCTTTTGGTTTTACACCCTTTGGTTTTACTCCATTTGGTTTTACTCCATTTGGTTTTACTCCATTTGGTCCATCCTATTCTGAATATTCAGTTGCCAGAAATACAGGAGTTTTAACAGTTGATGGAAGAAAACCAGCATCTGAACTACAAGTTGGAGACAAACTTTATGGAATGAATATTCCATCTGAAAATGTATTAGATTGGACATCTTGGCAAAGTTCTGATATTGTTTTAAATTCTGACAATGTTGTAGAGACTGAAATTGTAAGCATTAATCTTCATCAAACAGATAAGATCTATTCTATTAACGGAGATTTATATTCTGGTTCACATTATGTTTTAACCAAAAAAGATGATGTTGTTAAGTTTACAAGAGCAGATGAAATTGATTCTACATATTTTGTTTATTCATATGCAGCATTTGATTTTGAAGCAATCATTTCTGTAGAGGCAATTGATTATGAAGAAACAGTTTATTCTATTAACTGTGAGCCATACGACAACTTCTTTACAGATAATATGTTGGTTTTTGACACAAAAGATCAAATGTAGTATACTTATTACATGATAAAAAATGTTATAAAATGGTTTAATAAAGATCCTATTATTCAATTTGATCTTGCCTATCCAAAAATGATAAAAATATTTCCAGAACCAAAGCCAGCAATTGCTAATGTTCCCGAATGGTATAAAAAACAACCTAGTCATTATAATAATGATAGGAGTTTGGTAAATGGAGTAATGCAATTAACTGTAAAAAAATGTCAAGCAATTTTTGATGGGATGACAAGTGGTTATTTTTTACTAGCACCAGTTGATATTTATATAGACACAACAGATAATAAAACATTAATTGAAATTCCCGAACCATTTAGAAAATTAAATCAACCAATTTTAGGAGTTCACCCTACATTACAAATATCTGAATACCCATTAGATAAAGATTTATATTTAGATAATTTATTAAGAATTCATCCAATTTGGCTTGTGTCAACCCCAAAAGGATATAGTACTTTGTTTATGCCACCAATGCATCATGATTTGCCAATTCAAGCAGTACCAGCAATAATTGATAGCGATAATTTTTATTCAGATGGACTCCTATCTTATTTTGTTAAAAAAAATTATAAAGGAGTTATTAAACAGGGAACTCCAATAGTTCAAGTTATTCCATTCAAAAGAGAAAAATGGCAATCTAAAATTAATGAAGATTTTGACACTGGATTATTATATGAACAAAGAAAAAACTTACGCTCGACCTTTGAAAATGGATATAGATTAAAGTTTTGGAAAAAAAAACAATATCAATGATGGTATACTAATATAGACAATGGGAGATTAAATGACAGAAAAACCACATAAGTTTTTTGAACGGTATTTAGATAATGACCTAGAAGAACTTTCAGATGAATTAATTAAAAGATACGATATTATTAAAGATGGCAATAAAGTAAATACAAAAGACATCTGGCTATCTTCAAACAGTATTTCAACAATTAAATGGAGAGATTATAATGTTTTTCAATTTTATATTACTGGAATAAGAAATTTATATACAGAAATTTCAACTCTTGCAAAAGAGGCTTGTGAATATTATGAAATTGATTTTGCAAAACAAAATTATTTCATTCAAGGTTGGTTTAATATAAACAGTGCAAATAAAGGAAAATTAACTTGGCATGATCATGGACCAAGCAATGAAAATCTTTTTCATGGATATTATTGCGTAAATGCAGAGCCTTCTATTACTAAATATAGTGTTAATGGTACTCATGTTGATAATGTTAATAAAAATAATCGTTTAATTATGTCTGAAATGGGCCATCCACATTCTATGGATGATTGGGAATGGGAAGGCAAAAGAATTACAGTTGCATATGATATTCTTCCATTAAAAAATCTTCAAAGAGATTTAATGAGCCAAGAACAACACTGGATTCCTTTATGTTAAAAAAACCACATAAATTTTTTGAACGGTATTTAGATAATGATTTAGACAATCTTTTTAACTTTTTATCTTTAAAAGAAGATGAAATTATAAATAAGCAATTTGCCAATATTCCTCTAGATAAAGTTGAAAAATATACAAAAAAGGGTCAGGGAGCACCAAGCCAATTAGACCATTATTACAATGTCTTTGATTTTGACAATGAAAATATTAAAAATCTTTTTAATGGATTAATTGATGCCACAAAAGAGGCTTGTGAATATTATGGTATTGATTTTATAAAACACAATTACATGATTCATGGTTGGTTTAATATAGACTCATCGTCAAAAGGAACTGCTGGGGTATCACCAATAAAACATGAAAATCATTTTCATGATCACGTAGGAGGAACTGGTGCTCCAATTTTTCATGGTTATTACTGTGTAAATGCGGAACCATCAACTACATTTTATAAAATTAACGGAACAGAATTATTTGAAAATGTTAATAAAAACAATAGGCTAATTGTTTCAGAAACGGGACATCCTCACGGACGAGATGATTGGTATTTTGATAAACAAAGAATTACAATTGCTTATGATATTCAACCATTGTATGGATCATCACCGACCAATACTGTTCCCAATCCTTGGAAATTACTGGAGTAGTATTTTTAAAAAATTAAATCTCTACCTATTCTAAAGATTGAGAGTTATTAAAAAATAAAAACTCTGCTATAATAAAACATATAATTAAATTTAAGGGGTATTATGTCTGACGTATTTTCTTTTCGCTTTTCTGATGATTTTGTAAATAAATATATAGAGATTGAGCCACCATTTGGGTTCAAAGATGCAGGTGGAAACTCATTAGGAGAGATTACCTTTGTTCGTACTTATTCCCGTGTAAAAGATGACGGCACTAAGGAAAGATGGTATGAGGTTTGTAAAAGAGTAATCGAGGGTATGTATTCAGTACAGAAGAACCATGCAAAAGAAAACAGACTGCCTTGGAATGACTATAAAGCACAAAAATCAGCACAAGAAGCATATGACCGTATGTTTAATCTTAAGTGGACACCTCCAGGAAGAGGTCTTTGGGCTTTTGGTACCCCAATGACAATGGAAAGAAAAAACTCTGCATCTCTTCAAAACTGTGCAATGGTTTCAACAAGAGACATTGATCGTAACGATCCAGGATCTTTATTTGCCTGGGTTATGGATGCATTAATGCTTGGTATTGGAGTTGGATTTGACACGGTAGGTCAAGAAAAAGATCTATCCATCTATGCACCAACAGAACCAGCATCTGTATATGAAATTCCAGATACTCGTGAAGGATGGGTAGAATCCGTTAGACTTTTGCTCAATTCATTCTTAAGAGCAAATCAGCCAATTCAAGAATTTAACTATGATCTGATACGCCCTCTAGGAGCCCCAATTAAGGGCTTTGGTGGCGTTGCAAGCGGTCCAAAACCATTAATGGATCTACATACAATGATCCGTAAAGTAATTGGCTCTAGAGCAGGAGAGAAGTTTGATTCTAGAGCAATTGTAGATATTGTAAATCTTATTGGAACGTGTGTTGTTTCTGGCAATGTTCGCAGATCTGCAACACTTGCTCTTGGAAATCCAAACGATAAAGATTTTATTAATCTTAAAAATTCAGAACTATTTCCAGATCGTAACTCGTTTGATTCAGAAAATCCAGGTTGGGCATGGATGAGTAATAACTCTATCTCTGCTGAAGTTGGAACTCATTATGAAGATTATGTGGATTTAATTGCAGATAATGGAGAGCCTGGTTTTATTTGGCTTGATGTTGCAAGAAATTATGGAAGACTAGCAGATCCAGCAGATGGAAAAGACTATCGTGTTATGGGATTCAATCCTTGTGCAGAACAACCACTAGAATCTTATGAGTTATGTACATTAGTTGAGGTTCATTTAAATCGTCATACAGATAAAGAAGATTTTATGCGTACCTTGAAATTTGCATATCTTTATGGAAAAACTGTAACTCTACTTCCAACACACTGGCAAATTACAAACGGTATCATGCAAAGAAACCGTAGAATTGGAACATCATTAACTGGTATTGCATCATTTACCGATATTAATGGAATGCCAACAACCAGAGAATGGATGGACGAAGGATACAATAAGATTCGTCACTACGACAAGCAGTATTCAGAATGGCTATGTGTTCGTGAATCAATTCGTGTAACTACAGTAAAACCTTCAGGATCTGTGTCATTGCTTTCTGGAGCATCTCCAGGAGTTCATTGGTCTGTTGGTGGAGAATATTTCTTACGTGCAATTCGTTTTGGAAATACAGATCCAATGTTACATTTATTTAAAGCAGCAGGGTATAAAATTGAAGACGATCTAGTATCAGCAAATACTACAGTAGTATACTTTCCAGTATCTTCAGGACATCCAAGATCAGAGAAGGATGTAAGTTTGTTTGAAAAGATTGGTCTTGCTGCAACAACACAGAAGTATTGGTCAGACAATGGAGTATCTGTGACTTTATCTTTTGACAAAGAAACAGAAACAAAACATATTGCTCCAGCACTTCATATGTACGAGGGTCAATTAAAAGCAGTTTCTTTCCTTCCAATGGGAAATCACACTTATCCACAACAGCCATATACACAGATTACTAAAGAAGAGTATGATGGCTATGTTGGAAAAGTTGCTCACATTAATTTTGATGCAATTTATGACGGTATTGAGAATCTTGATTCCGTTGGAGAAATGTATTGCACAACAGACTATTGTGAAATAAAGGTGTCTTAATGTATAAAATTGTTAAAGATATTTTAAATGAAAAAGAAATTTTTGAAGTTGTTGACTATTGCAGAAGTGCAAAGTTTAATACAAAAGAAGACCACATTCCACTACATGACCCATTATTTTCAAATGAGAATGTAAACTTTGATTTAATAACTTATGGAGATTTAAATAAAAGTATTGTCGACTCATTTATTAAGATTTGCAATAAAGTGCAAGAAGAAACGGGAGTTTTAGAAAATACTGAGTATGGACCTCCAATTTTAGGAAAAAGTTACATAGCAAGATATAATGCTGGGGCTCAAATTGGAAATGGATACGACAAAGGAAGACCAGAAGATTGCTATACTGCAATATTTTATTGGGGGGATAATTTTACTGGAGCACAAATGACTATTGATGGCTCAATTATAGATTTAAACGTTGGCGATTGTATTATTATTCCAGAAAAAGAAAAATATGCAAGATCCATTTCTATGGTAGAAAGCGGTGCATTGCTTATGTCACAATTTTGGAATACTCCAGCAGGAACTTCCCCATATGCTGGACTAGAATATGAAAAGGTAAATTGGGGAAACCCTTTGTATGATAAAATAGACTAATAATGAATATTGCATCTAATTTATATGCCGAGAAAATTTTTGCTGAGCATCCGCTTGCAATTTGGCCACTAGATGATTCCGCAGACTACATATCTTTAATATCAGAAGCACAAAGGGATATTAATACTTGGACTAAAACAGAAGGAACAGTTATTTCTGGATCAACTCCAGTTTTTAATGGGGAAAACCAAATTCAACCATTTCCAGATAGTTATCGTAAAGTCTTTAGGTCTACGCTTCCTTCTGGGTCAAACACAACATCTTATATAAAAAGTGCAAACCTAGTAAATTTTCAATCTTTAAATCCTACACTACAAACCTTTGCTTTAAGCACATACTACTATACAGAAAGTGCAAATATTGTTTCAATATCTATTGGATATGAGTATGATGGAGGATCAGAGTTTAAAGATTTTACAATTATTGAATCAGAGGTTTGGACTCCAATTTCAGCAACATTTACTTTTCCAGACCTTGACAAAGAATTTAAATTTGTTATAAAAGTTGTTTCTTCTCCAGGAGGAGCAGATATTGCAGCCTATAATATTCATTTTAATGGAATTACTGCAGGTCAACACAGTGAAGAGTTTAATGCAACATCATTAGGTCAAACAAAACTTTCAAGTCCAGCAACTATTAATTTATCTTTAGACGGAGTAGTTGAGGCAAATGCTTATGGTCTTAATGCAAACAGTGGATACTATGTTGTTGACAATAATGCATTGAGTGGTAAAAATTTTGGTGTACCGCTTGTTTATGGATCAGACAGAGCAGTTCAATTAATCCCACACTCAGAAATAGTTGATTATAGAACTTGGGAACAGGTTGCTGAAGAAAGTTGGTCTTACTGGAAAAATGAAGAAGATTCTTGGACAGATGTTAATTATTTTGTAGATGAAACAGACTTAATTACAAACACCCAACCATCTTTTATTTTTCCAGGCTATGG